ATGTGCAATATCTCAATCTTTAAAAAGACATTTTAAAACTAGTGATGTTTATACTAGTTATGATGTTAAAAAAGAAAAAACTGTTATTGAGGTAGACGGAAAGCAACTTAAAATAAAAAAATCAGATGATAAGGTTGTTGGTGATTTCATAGACAATTTTGATAATTATGTTGATTTTAAATATTTATTAGATGACGGATTTGTTGTTGATAAAGATTTAATTCCAAAACCTTTTAGTTTTGAGATTATTAAATAAAATTCTTGATAATTGGGATTAACACAGACAACCAATTATCTTGATTAGAGGGACAACAACGGGAGACTTTAGTTGTCCCTTTTTTTATGTTATTGACTTCATAACATAATGAAAAAATCTGAAAGTAATCTCTGGAAAAGGATTAAATTATTAAAGTTAAAAGGTCAATTATTTCGTATAGAAAGTAACACAATTAATGGAATTCCAGATGTTTATTGGTTGATAAATAACAAAAGTATTTGGATTGAACTCAAGTCGAATGATGTCAAGAATATAGGTTTATCAAAGTATCAAATTAATTGGCATTTAACCCATTTTAAAAATGGTGGCACTTCATTTATCTTGCGAGAAGACCTCTCGCAGAGACCTCCTCAAAATTTACAAATTTTCGTGGTTCGTGAACCGAGAACCTTGGTTCGTGCCTACTCATCACTCAATTTAAAAGACGCAATCAAAAAAATTCAAGACGCATGAACCTCGTCTCACGCACCTTTGGTGCGTGAAGATGTATATGGCTTTTTTTACTTGACTACTTAACACTAATATTTTTTCCCGTGCGTGAAGATGCATATGGGTTTTTTTCGAATACTACTTAACACTAATATTAATATTTTTACCCGTGCGTGAAGATACATATGGGTTTTTTTCGAATATCACTTAACATTAACATTAAAAAAATCTTCCCGTGCGTGATCGTATATATGGGTTTTTTTGGAATACTATTTAACATTAACATTTAAAAATTTTATTTTTTCAATTGGTCCTGTGAGTCGTGGCAGCTCAAGGCAGCTCACCAGGTCGACTCTTCACCAGGTCGAGCCCTGCAGCAAGAGCTAAAATAAAAGTTGACTTTTAAATCATCCCGCCTTAATAAGATTTATTAACTAACTAAAAAGGAAATAAAAAAATGGCATTACTAAATTATTACAGCCAAACCAAAATGGCTAAGGGTGAGGCGTTTGGATATAAAACAGCTATCTTACATTTTGCGCCCTATAATATGAGCGGCAAAAATGTTTGTCCAAAAGCTACAAAAGGGCCTGGCGGATGTATTAAACCTTGTTTAAATACTTCAGGCCGTGGACAAATGAACTCGGTGCAGCAGGCTCGAATAAATAAAACTAATTATTTTTGGAATAACAAAAACGGTTTTTTATATGAGTTGTCAAACGAGATCGGACTATTAAAGAAGAGGGCAGCTCGAGATGGTTTCAAGTTTGCCGTACGACTCAATGGAACGTCCGACCTGCCATGGTTTAAATATAAAGTTGAGGGTGGCGACTCTATTATGGATCTTCATGAAGATGTACAATTTTACGATTACACAAAAGTTTTAAATTATCTTGATCATGATAAAAAAAATTATCATGTAACTTTTAGCGACTCAGGGACCAACTATCAAGATCAAGTCGAAGCCATGACTAAATACTATTCTAATGTTGCAGTAGTCTTTAAGGATAAGCTGCCGTCAAGATGGATGAGTCGACCCGTCATCGATGGTGATAAACACGACCTAAGATTTAAAGACCCTAAAGGGGTAGTCGTGGGCCTTGTTGCTAAAGGCTTAGGCAAAAAAGTCGAGACAAATTCATTTATTAAAATAGCCTCGTGAATTTTTTAGCAATTATTATTAGGTGTTTTGTCTTCTATCCTTACACAAGCGCAGCAGTCTTTTTATTCTTAGCGATCGCAATTTAGAATAATTCTAAACTAGGGGGCTAAGCTGCCCCCTAGAAAAAAAAATAAATCTTTTATAATTATCTTCTTTACATATCTCATTAAAAAATATATTAATGGGATATATAACATAAGTTATATATAATTAACAAACGAGGTAAAAAAATGAGTACACTTAAAAAAGCCAAATTAGATAATTTGTCTACTTTACAAAGTAAACTTTTATTTAATTATTTTGACGCTAACAAAAAGAAAAAAGCGTTTACAAAACTAACTGCAGATTTAAAAGATCCTGCAGTAACAATTGTTGACGCTTTAGGTGGTCAAGTCTTTACACATTGTAAAGGCCACAACGTCCACGCCCAAACAAAACACAAAGAATATACAACGATTGACTTGAAGAGACTTCAAGAAGATCACCCTAAATTATATGAACAATATAAAATTAAGGTTGTTAATTCTGTAACGCTTGAAGTAAACACAGTTAAAATATAATGGCTAAACTATCTTATAAAAGCTATATTATAATCCTTAGACCCCTAAGAGGGGTCGAGGGGCTTTGGCAATTAGAAATCGAGCGAGGCAACTTTGTAACGACTCGATCAGTAGGCAGTGAGATGACTTTAAAAGCAATCGAACAATATGCCTTTGATGAGATCGACAAGTTAATAGAAAAAGAAAAAAATACATGACAAGCGTTGATTTCTATTTCTCGGTCACCTTATTATTATTTTTAATAATAGTAATAATTACAATCTAAACACAACTAACGCCCCACGGGATCCGTGGGGCGTGGTACTCGATAGAGGTACCAAACCAAAACCAAAAATAGAAATTTTTTTATTATTATTTTTTTACGAAAATTATATTAAAGTTTCCTAACATTGACTAAACCTAACATGACGAATACACGTAGTATGGCCTTGTAGAATTAGGGGGGTAGATTTTAAGGGGACCCAAGGGTATAGTAAATTAAGATGACAGATACAGAATTATTGACCACCGATCAATTACGAGAGAGGCTCGAAAAAGTATGGTTGAAACATATAAAACTATGCCAAGACAACTTCTTGTATTTTGTAAAGAATGTTTGGCCAGATTTCATTTGCAGAACTGATAAGGATCCAGATAAATGGGGACACCATCAACACATAGCACACGAGTTTACTAAGATATCAAAAAATAAAAAAGGAAGGCTCATAGTGAATATGCCTCCTAGACACACTAAATCAGAATTTGCATCTATATACTTTCCTGCTTGGATGATTGGAAAGAATCCTAAAATGAAAATTATGCAGGTATCACACAACGCAGAACTTTCTGGAAGATTCGGTGCGAAGGTAAGAAACTTAATTGACAGTCAAGAGTATAAACAGATCTTTGGAGATGTTAGACTAAGAGAAGATAGTAAGGCAAAAGGACGTTGGGAGACCAATCAAGGTGGGGAATACTTTGCAGCGGGTGTTGGCGGTTCTATCACAGGACGAGGGGCGGACTTACTTATTATTGACGATCCACACACGGAACAAGATTCAATGTCCGATAGTGCAATGGAGAGAACGTTTGATTGGTACCTATCAGGACCCAGACAACGTTTACAACCGGGAGGCTCGATTGTACTTGTAATGACAAGATGGGCAGAAGATGATTTGACCGGAAGATTAATACGATCAGAAAATGAACCTAAGGCAGACAAGTGGGAGAAAATTTCTTTTCCAGCTCTTTTAGGTGACGAAGAAAATCCGGTACCTGTTTGGCCTGAATATTGGAACCTAGAAGAATTAGAAAAAGTTAAAGCTTCAATCTCAATTAGAAATTGGTCTGCACAGTACATGCAAAATCCAACTTCAGAGGAAGGAGCAATATTAAAAAGAGAATGGTGGCAACCGTGGTCCGAGGATCTTCCTGCGTTAAAGCATGTTATACAATCTTATGATACTGCGTTCAGTAAAAAAGAGACTGCCGATTACTCAGCTATTACTACTTGGGGAATATTCACGCCTCACGATGGCTCCCCTGATGCTATTATGTTAATTGATGCGATCAAAGGTAAATGGGATTTTCCAGAATTAAAAATGGTAGCGTTAGATCAATATAAGTATTGGCAACCAGAGACAATTATTATAGAAGCTAAAGCGAGTGGACAAAGTTTATTACAAGAATTAAGAAGAATGGGTATACCTGTTATGGATTACACACCAGGAAGAGGACAAGACAAACACTCTAGGGTTAATGCTAGTTCTCCTATATTTGAGAGTGGACAGGTGTATTATCCCCGAGATGAGCATTGGGCTCAAGAAGTCATAGAAGAATGTGCAGCTTTTCCTCATGGAGAGCATGACGATTATGTGGACAGCACCACCCAAGCTATGTTAAGATACCGACAAGGTTCTTTTGTAACTACTTATTCTGACGAGGATGAGGTTCAAAGTTATAAAGAACGTAAATACGTATATTATTAATTAGGAGATAAAGATATGTCAAAAAAATCAAGAAGACGAAATAAGATTCTTCTAGCGGGTGCAGCATTATTAGGTGCATCTAAGTTAGGAATGTTAGGTGGTAAAGGTGTACCAACAGGTGCAAGTGGTTCAACAAAAAGTTTATTTACTTCAAATAAAGCATATAGCCCAGATAAGTTTAAAAAATCTATTGGTCCATCGAAAGTTACAACAAAATACCCAAGATTAAAAGTAGACACAACAGGTAATGTTTTCAAAGATGGTGTTAACACAGGAGTTGGTAATACTAAAACTAAATTTGTAAATTTAGATTCAAGTAAAGGAACTGGAAGTGGAATTTACCAAGGTGGTAAAAAAGTTAGTGGTTTAAATCAAAAATCTATTAATGTTTTAAAAGATGGAAAAATTGAATCTGGTGGTAAAACTTATGAAAATAAAACAGCTTACTCAGATGCAATGAAAAAATCTAGAGCATCAAAAAGAAATACTGTAAGTAAAAAAAGTAATAGTGACAAACCTGGTTTGTTTGGATTTACATTTGATAAACCTCTATTTAAAAAAGGGACTATGGTTAAAGCTCGTGGCGGTGGAATGGCGAGAAGTAAACCAACTAAACTTTATTAATTTTTAACATGGCTGAAATTGAAAAAGCAATTGAAGAGGAAATAGTAACTCCTGATTCTGAAGAAATTGATATTGAATTAGAAGGAGAGGAACCTACAACTGTTGAAGACGCA